ACTCCCACATTAGAAAACTTATCCTCCAATATAGATAGGGCTGTTGATAAAGCATATGGTAAATGGACCTTAATGGTTGTTAAAAAAATGAAAGACAGAGTACCAATCAACACTGGTGCATTAAGAGACACCATTAGAGGTTATAAAGACGGTGGCAAATGGACTATTGAAGTTGGTAATGAACGAATAGATTATGCTCCATATATTGAATATGGCACACGATTTCAAAGAGCCCAACCATTTTTCAACAACACTATTAATGAAATGGAACCTCTTCTAATAAATATGATACAAACAGAAATAGGTAAACTACTATGAGTGAAAGAAATCAATTAAGAACAGCCACAAGAACAGCAGTATTAAGTGCTGTATCTAACCTAAACTCATTTGTATCAACGGTTGACAATGAACAAAGTTATCCATTCGCAAGTTGGGGAACTATTGAACAAAGACCCTTATTTGATGATAAAACATATGATGTAAATGTGTATGATGTTCAAATAGATATATGGGATAGAACTAGAACACCTGCTTCTGTTGAAACTATATTGGATCAAATAAAAACCAAACTACATCGACAAACAATTGAAGTAAGTGGCAACTCATTTACCTATTATCAAACAAACTCATTCTACATATATGATGCTGACCCCACCATAATACACGGAATATATAGAGTTAGAGTTGAAAGTGGTCACCCATTATAAAATCTAATATAAATACTAATATAAATAAATAAGGGATATAACATAACAACCCCTTTATGGAGACTAAAATGGCAATTGCAAAAGGTAATGACTTTCTATTTAAAACAGGCACAAGTGCTGGTGCTTCAGCCGCTGCTTTCAACACAATCGCAGCTTTAACCGCTTCTGAAACAAACTTCAGTAGAGCACTTATTGATGTAACCAACAAAGACAATGCTGGTTGGGTATCTAACATTGATAGTCAAAGAAGTATTACATTCACTGGTGGCGGTATTTATAACCCAGCAGTAAGTGCTCAGAATGTATTATTTGATATGTTTGAATCACCCACACCTTGGAATGGTGCAGTGGTAACACTATCAGGTTTTTCAGTTAGTGGAGCATGGCAGCTTTCAGAACTAGTTCACACTGGTAATGTTAATGAAAGACACGACTTTACATTTACACTTCAATCAGATGGTGTGATGACTGTTACTAAAACTGTCTAATAATAAAATAAACTAAAACCATAAAGGATATAAGATATGAATACACAACCAAACAAGTTTAGAGGCGAGTACCAATTTGAGTTAGGTGGTCGCCTCATTCCTTTAAGAGCCTCATATGACAATGTGGCAAGAGCAGAAACTGCTATTAAAAAATCAGTTGAAGCAATGACTATCAATGCTCAATTAATGAATATCCCCCTATCAGATGTTACTAAATGTATTTGGGCATTAAGCCATAATAAAGGCAGTTCACCCTACACAGAAGCAACCATTGGTGATTGGATACTTGATGGTGGTCAAGAAACTAAAATAAAAGCATATTCAGTTGCCATATCATTAATGAGTGGTATTGATCCAGATAGTATTAGTGATGAACCTGATGAATCAGAAAAACAACTTAAAGAAGAAATAAAAGAATATGTTGAGGAAGCTCATAAAGAGAATCCAGAAAAAAAAAGCAAAACACGATCGAAGCCTGTTACTACCAAGCAATAACCGGTCTCCAAATAAGTCCAAATGAGTTCTGGGAAATGAGTGTGGCGGAATGGAGAAGTTTAACTCGTTCCGCCTTCATTAATAAAGAACACAAGTCAGAACCAGACACTATCACCAATTCCACTATAAATAAGGGTAAAGGCTTCCAAATAACTGAAAAGAAGCGAAATGAATTATTGGATCTAATCAATAGAGACAATTTGAAAAGGAAGAAATAATGGCTTTATCTGCAATAGGAGCAACTCAATTCATAGTTGAACTTCAAGCTAAAACACAAGAATTTCAAAAATCAGTTAAAGCCGCTAATGATAATATGGCTAAATTTAAAAAGAATGCAGATGAAGCCGGAAAATCAACAAATAGATTTAGTGCCGTATTAACAAGGGTAGTAGGTCCATTAAAAATATTCACTGCTGGTATAGCCGCATTATCTGGTGGTTTAATAGCCCTAACTATTAAATCAGCAAATATGGCAGAAAATCTCCAAGATATGGCTAACCAAGCAAATACTACTGCTGAAAAACTACAAGTAATGAGATTTGCATTAGACCAAAATGGTAGTTCAGCAGATGATGCAGATAAGGCACTAGCAAAATTAAACAACCAAATTTCTATAGCCATATTAGAAGGCGGCACACTCGCAGAAGCATTTAATAGAATTGGGGTAAGTGTTAGAAATTCAGATGGTAGTATAAGAGATTCTGCAGATGTATTAACCGATATAGCAAGAGCATTTGAAAATACTGTTGATCCAAGTGAGCGAGCGGCATTAGCAACTAAAATATTTGGTGATGATTTAGCAAACAGACTATTACCGCTATTAAATCAAGGTGGTGATTCAATTGGTGATTATGAAGATAGATTAAGAAGTATGAATGGTGTTATGAGTAATGACACTGTTAGAGCAGCCTCAGATGCTTCTGCTAAATTAAGAGCAATGTGGAATATAGTTCAAAATCAACTAGTTGGAGCATTAGCAAAATTAGCACCACAAATATTATCATTTACTCAGAAACTTATTAGATCATTACCAGTCATAGCTCAATGGGTTCAAAGTATTGGAGAATTGTTTGGATTAATACAAGCACCAATAGGATTAAGATTAGCAAGAAATGATAAAAGCCTAACAGATGCAACCAGAGAAGCTGCTGAAGCCGCTGAAGCACTTATGGAGGCTAAAAGAGTTCAAGAAGAAGCCGCCAATTCAGGAACATTAGGTAGATTAGGATTAGGTCCTGGTGGATTAGGACAAATAGCTTCCAACGAAGAAAAAGCAAAACAACGAATAGAAGAAACAACAGCCGCCGTCTCAGAATTAAGGGCAGAAAGAGAAGCACTTTTAGTTGAAGAAGCCAAGTATGCTGCAGAACAACAAAAATTAAAAGAATTAGCAGATAAACTTAACAAACCAATTGAATTCCCAGATGATGATACTCCAGCATTTGTTCCATTATCAACTGAAAGTAGTTTTGGAGGAGCAGAAAAAACTGATGAAGAAAAATATTTAGAACGAATAGCCAATGCTAGACAATCTTATACTGAATCATTGAGAACAGAAATAGCCAACTATGGTGAATTGAATGAAGCAATAGGATTATATAATACTGCAATAGAGGATAATGTTGTAAGTATTGAAACATTAAGAGAAGTCACCAATGCTGGATTTGAGGCAGGTACCGCAGAATTTGATCTAATGGTTCAAAAGACAGAAGCAATTAATAGACAAAAAGAAGCTATTGAGGAACTAATAAGAAAACAAGAAGAAGCAACCAATGTAGGTTTACAATTCGCCGAAGGTATGAGAAGTCAAATGCTCACCCTTAATGAAGCAGCTAACCAAGCAGGTGGTCGATTTGGACAATTCTTTAATGATATTATAGATGGTGCTGTTAGAGGTGAACTTAACTTTAAACAAATGGCATTAAGTATTATACAAGATTTAACTGCTATGATATTGAAAGCAATGTTATGGAAAGCATTAGGTCCAATATTTGGTGGTGATGGCGGAGGTGGCATATTAGGCGGCTTATTTGGTGGTCTATTAGAATCAGCCAACGGTAATGCTTTTGGTGCGGCTAATAATGTTATACCATTCGCTAATGGTGGTATAGTTGGTTCTCCAACATTCTTCCCAATGAATGGAACAAAAACAGGACTTATGGGTGAAGCAGGTCCAGAAGCAATAATGCCACTTAAGAGAGGTACAGATGGTAAACTTGGTGTGGCTGCTGATGGAAGTGGCGGTGGAGTAACCAACATATTTAATACAACCATTAATCCAGGACCAAACCAATCACCAGCAGATGCAAGAGCATTTGCCGAAGAGTTTAATAGAACTGTTGACCAAAGAATAGCCTACACTATGAACAAACAAGCAACAAGAGGAAGAAGTTCCGCAACTCCACAAAGAAGAGTAACGGTATAAGGAGATATAAAGATGGCAACCTTACCATATCAAAGCAGCTTAAGTTGGGCAATAACTGAAACCCACACAGAAAACCTATTTGAAATGAAAACAGGCAGTTACACCATGGAAGTAACATATGGTATTAATCCATTAGATACTGATTATAATGTGGTATGGAATCTTCCAGCAAGCAGTAAAACAGCTTTAGTAAGTGCCTATAGAAGTAATCCAGTAGCAATATATGATTTTACTCCGCCTAATGAAAGTACAATAAAAGTGCGAATAAGTAATCTAACAGTTGATCCTATTAGAATAAATGGCAACTATCATAGAGTAACTGGTACACTTAAAAGAAGATATGAATAAAGGATATAAGATATGACGGTAGCACAAACAGCCAACAACTTAAGAATAAATGGATTATGCGAGTTTTTAGAACTAGACCTAACTCCATATGGTGCTGGCTTCTATAGAGTAATAAACTCAATAGACAATAACTTTGATACAATAGTAAGCTTCCTTGGTGTTGATTGGGTAAGTCTTCCATTTGTTAGTGAAGGATTTGAATATGACGGAACAGGCGGAACACCTCAACCAACCCTAACAATACCAGACTTTGATGGAACCCTATTAGCTGCCACACAACAATATGACAACTTATTAGGAACAACTATAAGACGATATCTTACCACTAAAGATAATATAGCCAGTGGAAGTTACTTTGGTCCTGAAGTATGGCTTATAAATCAAAAAGAAGAAGCAGACGGATTTAAAATACGATTTAATTTAGCAACCAAGTTTACTCAAAGAAATAAGTTTATTCCAGGACAAATAATGACCAGAGATCGCTTCCCCGCACTTGGTCTAAATAAATGGAGGTAAGACACAGTATTTGACTTTTATCATAAATAAATACTTAAAATATAGGGGCAGAAATGCCCCATACTTTTATTAGGAATATAATGAGCCTCTACAAAAAGAAGATAAGTGGAATATATTCATTAGAATGGGATGATAAAATCTACATAGGAAGTTCTATTAATATAATGAATAGATGGCATAGTCACATAGTAAACCCATCTACCAATGCTGACTTAACCGCAGCAATAAATATGGAACTACCTACCTTTAAAATACTTATGATATTTGATAAAAAACCTGATAGAAAACAACTACTTAAAGAAGAACAATTCTATATCAATAAATACATTAATACCAACAGAATACTCCTAAATAAAAGACATAAGGTGATAAAAGATGAAAAGCCTAATAAAGCCACGAGAAGTAGTAAATCCTAAAGTAATAGAAAAAGCCTATGAACATGCCACTCAGGAATATCCTAAAGAAGCAGTGGGATTAGTTTATGGCGGGCGGTATGTGAAGGCCGTCAACATACATGAAGAACCTGAAAAAAGTTGGAGAATAGATCCAAAAACTATTAAATGGGATAAACTAACAGCCATAATACATAATCATCCAGAAGGTGATTTATGGCCTACAAGAGCAGACATGGATAGTCATTTAAGAGTGGGTGTGCCATATGGTATATTTAAAAGTCATAAATCAGCACATGAAGTAAGTCACAGCATATTGGTTTGGTTAGACAGCAAGTATCATGATTATGAATATGAAGGAAGACCATTCATAAATGGCATTACAGATTGTTATTCACTAATAAGAGATTTCTATTATAAAGAAATGAATATTGATATGGGAGATTATCCTCGTGATGTTGATTGGTTTGATCCATCTTATCCAGAACGATTAAACTTGTATGAGGACAACTTCGCCAAAGAAGGTTTTAAACCAATAAAGGTAGAAGACTTACAAAGAGGCGATGTGTTGTTGATGCGAATGTATTGGGGTAAAGTACAAAATGAACCACCAGTTAATCATGGAGCAATATATTTAGGTGATGATAAACTACTACATCATCTACCAGGACGATTAAGCAGTATAGATAGTGCCAGTAAATGGATAAACAGATATCTGTATAAAGCCATTCGAATAAATAAGAAAAGCAAGAAGATAAAGTGGATAAATCCAGAATGATGTTAGAGACAAATAATACTCCTATAAGGATAGAAAACAGATTAAGAAAAATACATCTTCATGGTGAACTTAAAAATCATCTACCAAATGGATTCTTTGAATGTGTGTGGAGTCATCCTCGAGAAGCAGCAAGTGCCATTGAAAGTAACTTCCCCGGATTTAGAAAACTGTTAAAAGATAAAAAGGTTGAAGTTTGGTATTCAAATAAAGATGGTAAAAATATTCCACTAAATGAAGAACAACTCCTACTTAAAATAGGCGGTGACGAACTACACATTGCTCCAGTTCCAGAAGGTAGTGGACGATATGGTAAAGTTATTTTAGGTGTGGCATTATTCGCCGTTGGTCTGGGTGCTGCCGCTTTAGCTGGTGGAGGATTGGTTGCTGGATTAGGTGCTGCCGCCCCAGGCTTTTTAGGAAGCAGTCTAGGACTTACTGCTGGTAATCTAGTTCTAGCTGGTGGACTTATGATATTAAATGGCTTGCTTGCTCCACAAGTTCCTAAAGGTGATTTTAGTAAGAATGAAGAAGAAAGAAAACCATCAGCCATATATAGAGGACCACTAAATACACAAGAACAAGGAACTGCCTTCCCACTAGTATTTGGATTTGGAGTTATCAGTGGCGGTGCTGTTATTCATGCTGATCTTCAAATAGGTAAAGTTCCTGTTGAATAAGGATAAAGGACATTATGACAAAAAGAATTGATTATGAAAATGGTGATTATTTAGAACTTCCAGAAGGATTTGATTTAGCAGGTAGTGGTGGTTGTTTCGCCGGCAATACTCCTGTTCTTACTCCGTCTGGTTGGACTAAAATAAGAGATATTAAACCTGGAGACATAGTATTAACTTATCCTGAATATGAAACAGATGGTCAGTTGGTTCCCAATAAAGTAATCAATACATGGCGACATGATCCTATCACAACCAAATATCCCTTAATAAAAATAGCACATGAAGGTGGATTTATAGTTGTTACCACCAATCACTGGATACTAAACAGATATGGTGATTATGTGGAGGCAGGCACTATAACTGCTGGTGAATATTTGGTATTAGATAATAGCAAGTTAAGCAGAGTAATAGCAGTTTATCCAGCAGAAAGTCAATGGACCTACAATCTTGAAGTTGACAATAATCCCACATTTATTGCCGCAAGAATAAGAGTACACAATGGAGGTGGTGGTAAAGGTGGAAGTAGTAGACAGCCAGTAGAAAGTCCAGATGATTTAAGAAGTATTGCCACAGCAAGAATACTTATTGCCTATAGTCATGGTGAAACAACTGGCTTAACCAACTCAGCCAAATCCATATTCTTTGATAAAACACCACTTATGAATGCTTCTGGTGATCTTAACTTTGATGGTGTTACTTGGAATCAGAGATTTGGATTAAGTGCTCAACCAGGTATTTCAGGATTTGTTAAAGCAATAACTACCACCAACATCAATACTCAAATAACCAAAACAGGCGGACCAGTAGTTAGAAGTGTTACCAGTTCAGATATAGATGATGTTAGAGTGGTTATTAGATTACCAGCCCTACTAACAGTTAATAGTAGTAATGGTGATCAAACAGGTGGTGAAGTAAGCCTAACATTTGAAGTTAAAGATCCAGCTGGTACATGGGAAAACAGAGGAACTGAAGTAATTAAGGGTAAAACCAGAGGTGATTACCAAATACAGAGATTGGTTAGAGGACCGGATACTCAGACTGGTGTGTGGGATGTTAGAGTTACAAGAAATACAGATGATAGTACTAGCACCTATATTCAAAATGATACTTTCTGGGATCAAATGGTTGAAATACAGGATGGTAATCAACAGTATCCAAGAACAGCATTAGTTGGAATAACAGTTGATACAGAACTGTTTGGTGACAGAATACCTCGTGTTGCTCTTGAAATGGATGGTATTAAAGTTAGAGTACCAACCAATAGAACTGAAGCAAGAACAATTGCAACCTATAGTGCAACATGGAACGGAACATTCAAATGGGAAACAACAGATAACCCTGCTTGGATAGCTTATCACCTAATCAGAGATGAAGAAATAGGTATGGGATTGGGTGAAGATGATGTTGACAAGTTTTCATTCTATGATGTTGGTAGATATTGTGATGAACAAATACCTAATGGTGATGGTGGAACAAGAAAGAGATATACCATCAATACTCAAATAACCGGTAGTGAAGATGCTTTCAGTCTTATTCAAACTATTTTAAGCACAGTTAGAGGATTAGGTTATTTTGGAGCAGGCGATCTTATCATTGCTCAAGATAGTCCAAAAGAACCCGGCTTTACTTTCAATAATGAGAATGTGGAAAACGGCATATTTAGATATAGTAGTGCTCAACTTAAAGACATAATCACTGTGGCCAATGTGGAGTTTACTAATAAGGACAACTTCTATGAAACAGAAATAGCCACATATCCTCGACAAAGCAAATGGAGCACAGATCCTGGCATTTTAAGATATGGTAGAAATGAGTGGAGTGGTGTTAAGTTTGGATGTAACAACTATCAAGAAGCAGAAATGTTTGCCAAATGGATAGTTGATAGTAGCCAAAATGAAAGTGAAATGGTAAACTTCACTGCTGGTCTAGATGCTTCTCTAATGCGACCAGGTGACATATTTGAAGTATATGATAGTAAGTATGCAGGAAGTAGACAGGGTGGTCGTATAGTAAGTGCTGCCTCCAACTGGATAAGATTAGATGCTCCAGTGGTTATGAGTGCTGCTCAAAACTATTACCTTGTATATGCCAGTTCAGATGGATTTAGTTTAGAGACAGCCAAAATAAGAACAAGTGCTGGTAGTAGCATTATAGTAAGTGCGGCTAGTGCCTTCCCAACTACTCCCACAAAAGGTTGGTTATATAATGTTAAGGGTGATGATATTAATCCTCGACCATTTAGATGTATCAGCATGGCACAACAAGATGGTTTTAAATGGGATATAACTGGTGTATTTTATGATAGTACCAAATTTGGTAGAGTTGAGTTTGGTGTAAGTGCCACTCCAGCTGAATTCACAAGATTGGATTTTGCTCCACCAAGTGCTCCAAGTAACTTCAACTTTAATGTTGTAGAAACAGCCACTGAATATGGCGGAACTAGATTAGATTTAGATGTTAGCTGGACTAGAGTTGATGGAACTAAAATAACTTATATTCCTTACTGGAGATATGAGGATGGTGGTTATCAAAAACAAGAAGCAGTAGCAACACCCTTATTCACTATTAGGGATATAAAACCAGGCAATTATGATGTGTTAGTATATGCCCGCAACATACAGGGACAGCAGTCTGTAGCTGGACCCGGCAGTTTCTTATTTACCCCAACTTCTGGTAATGGAACTGCTTTCCCTCCAGAAAATCTTCAAATAGCGGGCGGCGGAACTACATTTAATGATAGAAATATGCGAATTGAATGGGACAGAGCTGCTGATAGTCTTCTAACTTTAGGTAGTGTGGAACGATATAAGATTGAAATAAGAAGCTCAGCTAACCAAACCTCAGCCATAAGAACAGATTTTAGTAACCAAAGTTCATATATTTATACATACGATAATAACCTTGGTGATAATGAAATACCTAGAAGAAGTTTACATGTAAGAGTATTTGAAGAAGATAGACGAGCACGATTTAGTACTGATGCATCTGCGGTATTCACCAATCCAACAATATCTTTATCAGCCTCAAATGTTGAAGTATCTGCCATAAACGGTAATATTGCGGTAAGTGCTTCATATTCAGATCCAGGCGATTATTTAAAAACATTTATTTGGATTAGTAAGGTAGATGGTTTTACTCCTTCCAAAAATAATCTTTATACCATAGAAGGAACAACTGGTGCTATCGCTGTAAATGAATTAAACACAGTATATTATTACAGATATGCTGGTGTTGATAGTATTGGTGTTGACGATCTTGAAGGAAAATATTTGGATGTTAGTAATCAAAACCTAATAGTTGTTCCACTAATATTCGGTGGGCCGCCGCCTCCAATAAATGTAAGTGCATCAGCGGTAACATTTAACGGCGACAATGGAAGTGAAAGTAAAATAACATTCACATGGACAAGTGCAGTATCATTAATTAATAATGATGGTTGGGAAATACAATATAGGGATACATCACTAGCTGTTGAAACACCATTTGAAACAACTATAGCAAGAACAACCAGTGCAGAAGTGTATGGATTAAAACCAAATACATCATACGAATATAGACTAGCAAGTCTTAATGGTAGTTTTAGAGGCGAATATACAAGTGCAGAAACAATAATAACAAGTGGTGATAATACAATACCAAATCCAGTAAGTTCCGTAAATATAACACCAGGTATTGGTAGTGTGTTCTTTGATTGGATTAATCCAGGCGATAGCGATTTAGCAAGAGTACAAATTGTAGGTAATACGGTTAATAATAGAAATACAGCACCGTTGGTTACTCAAGCAACCGGATTAATACCTGGTGAAAAAGGATTTACTTCTATAACAGGAGTAAGTTCAGGAACTGTATATTATTGGTTGAGGGCAGTTGATACTTCTGATAATCCTTCTATATGGGTTCCAGATTCAGCAGTTAGTGGATTTGCTGTAGTAATAGAAACAGTTGATTTTGAATTAACGGATAATTCAGTATTTACTAGTGCCATACAAAATAATGCCATAACAACAGCCAAGATAACTAATGATGCTATCAACAACTCTAAACTTGCTCCTGGATCTGTAAGTGAAGAAACACTTCAAGCTTTAGCCGTTACTGAAGCTAAAATAGCAGATGCTGCCGTAGCAACCGCAAAAATAGATGATGGTGCTGTAACAACCACCAAAATAGCAAATGCGGCAATAACTACAGCCAAAATACAGAATGCCGCAATAACTACAGCTCTTATAGGTAATGCTCAAATAACTGGAGCAAAGATAGGTGTGGCAGCAGTAAGTGCAGCAACAATCGCCAATGCCGCAATAACTACAACTAAAATAGGTAATGCTCAAATAACTGGAGCAAAGATTGGTATAGCCGCTGTATCAGCTGCCACTATAGCAGATGCATCAATTTCAACAGCCAAAATACAGAATGCCGCAATAACTACAGCTCTTATAGGTAATGCTCAAATAACTGGAGCAAAGATAGGTGTGGCAGCAGTAAGTGCA